GATAGGATTTGCTTCTACATAATTACCGGAAAGAACTTTGATAACTGTACCAGACTGAGCAATGGATACAGCACTCTTAATCGTAAGTTTTGCATTATCAATAGAAGTTCCGTTATTAGAATCACTACCATCCTTAGCAACATAAAGAACATTCGGAGCAGAGTTGATACCTGTTGCAGAAGCGTTAATCGTAACATTGTCACCAAGTACGACTTCTGAATTTGTAATTGTAACAACACCAACAGTTACTTGATTATTATCGCCATCAATGGTGACCGATGCTGTACCAACAGTAAGAATACCAGTAACCCTAGCATCACCTTGTACTAAAAGTGCTGTAGTTGCAGTTCCGGTATTTACTTCGATTCCACTTCTAAAGGTACTAAGACCAAGAGAATCTACGTTCTTTACATCTTCATATGTGATTGTTCCAGCAACGTTGACGTTTGTTGCTTCAATATCACCTGCAACGAATAGTGCAACACCAGACTTAGCAGTTGTAGTTCCGATACCAACGTTTCTGGTAGTGTTGATTCCGATAGAATTAGATGCCCAAGTGCCACCAGCACCGACACCACCACCAGCAGCAACTTTCCATTTGTTAGTAGCATCGTTCCACTTGAGAACATAACCATCCTGCAATCCAGAGATGTCTACGTCATCAAGGTCTTTAATGAATCCAGCGCCACCGCCACCGATGGATCCAAGTTGATACTGTACTCTCTCTACAAATTGTCTGTAGTGTTTTTGTAACTGGTCAAGAGTTACAAATTTTTGGTCAAGTGGAGTTAGTGGGTCTGAATTTTTTGTTTCAGGGGGATCTTCTCCAAGAGGAACATTAGTTTCTGCCAGAAGTTTTTGCTCTTCCTGCAGTTGTTTTTGGGTAGACTTAATGTCCTCAATGACCTGTCTTAGACCCTTGATATCAGATTGTACATGTTTGATATCTTCATCATAATACTTGATTTCTGGAATACCAGTAATCTGTTCCTTTAAGTCAGTAAAATAGTTAAGAAGCAACTCATCAGTTTTAACACTGGCTTCATTAACCTCTTTCAGTCTTTTGTCAAGATTATCCTTTAGTTTATTATATTCCCCAAGGATTTGTTTCTTGAGTTTGCGGTCATCATCTTTGAATGTTTTATGATATTCCCAGATCTTCATAGATGAAGATCTCAACTCTTTCCAAATCTTACCCTTTTCTTCTTCTAATTTAGTGTCAAGGTCTTTTACCTCAGTGCCAAACTGCACTCTGTTTTCAAAGTGGGTGACCGTATTTTCTTCAGAGATTTTCTTTAATTCAATAGATACATTCTCTTGTAATGTATCAATAGCATCATTGACCTTTATAAAATCATCATCAATAACACTGAAAGTTTTGCCAATCCAAGAGAAGTCTGGAACCTCATTTACTTCATTGACCCACTTAGGAAACTGAGGTATTGATTCTTTGACTTTATCAATTGCATCGCAGATTGCTTCAATCTCAGCATCGTAATACTTAACTTCAGGTAGATTTGCTACATCGGTTTGAAGACTATCAATTCTGTCTTCAATAGCATTTACCTGCTCATCATAATACTTGACCTCTGGAAGGTCTTTAATCTGAGTTCTTACTAAGTCAATCTGATCGCAGATTGCCTCTACTTCTCTATCGTAATACTTTACTTCAGGAAGTTGCGAGATTTGCTCTGCAAGTTCCTCAAGTTCTTTATCGTAATACTTAATCTCTGGGATATCAGGAATCTCTTCCCTGACATCATTGATTAGACGAATTAATTCTGGAAATGGTGGAATTATATCTTTTACTTCTGCGAAAGTATTTCCGTCAGCATCCTCTATAGTTACAGTTTCTTCGCTTATTACTTCTTCTTTTTCTTCTTCAATAAAATCCTCTACAGAAGGGAGTTCCTCTGCGTTCTCTTCTGTAATATAATCTTCTATTGACGGTAGACTTTCGTCTCCATCGAATTCCTCATAAGAGGGCAAATCCTTAGACATTTTATTAGTACTTAATACTTCGGGATTTCTCTCCCTTCCTCTTTATTTAGGATCCTCCTTAAGTCCATCTTTTAGCATCTTTGCCAAGTCTGCTGTTGAACCAACGAACAGTGCGTTGTTGACGGTAGATGGTCCTTTGACCTTTTCCTCTGCTTCTACGTCTTTTAATTTCTTCTGAAGGTCAAGCAATTTATCTGTTGCATCTGCAACGTTTTTAATCAATTGACCTGCAACTTCATATGCTCTTGGCATCTCACTTTCTTGAGCAAGTTCAAGGACACCGTTCAATGCTTCCTGTCCTTTTTCGATGATGGAGTAAAGATTACCTCTAGTGTATTCGTAATCCTTTTTGATGTCATCGACACCTTCTTTAACCTTTTCTATTTTGCGTTCGATTACTTCTGGTTGAACGATGTCATCCGAGGTATTAAAGGTCTCGTTGAGATCGTTGAAGTTTTTTGTCATAGTCATCAGAAGGTCCCGTCGAATCCGAAGTCATCACCCTCTTCGATGAGAGCGTTATCAGCAGCAGTTATCTTACCGACATCTGCACCTTTAACATGTGCCGTTGCTGTGGTCTTGTCCTCTCCACGTCTAACGGCAAGTTTATTACCGGAGATAGACTTGATGTACATTTCTTCCTCACCGATGACGATGTATGAGTCAGCAGTAAGACCACTAGCATCTGCAACTTCGATGTACGAAACTTTCGCAGTGATATCGTCTGCAAGTGTCGTTGCGATATCTCCGTCGTAGTTCTTGATTGCTCTGGGTGTAACAGAGTAAGAATATTCTCTGAGGGTGCTTGAAGAATCTGTTCCGGTAGCGTAATTGATAGTCGCCTTTTTGATGATGTCCTTGGTGACCTTGGTTGCAGGACCAAACAGATATGTCTTTGCGGTAAATCTGAGGGTGTAGAGGAGGACTCTTCTTGAGGTGAAGTCTCCCTCATATTCGTCGGACATGGTGATGTTCTCTAACACCACTGGAATATCTCTTTTCTCTTGAATTGCTTCAACCAGTTCTACTGACAGATTATATGCTGGTTGGAAATATGGAAGGATTTGTTCTACAATTTGAAGAGCATCATCATTTAGTTTAGTCATGATACTCAACTCAAATGCCATATTGTAGGGAACAGGCATGTAGGATTTTTTTGTATCCGTTGCACTGTCAGGATCTTTGACAGTGAAAGTCTGAGTTGTTGTTACTTTTCTGGATGGATCGTATGTAAGACCAGTAAACTCAAAGGACATCCTTGGCAATGTAATTGCAAAGGGTTTGTTCAGGTCAGGGGACTGCTCTAATCTTGCAAGGAACTTTTGTGTAGGACCATATGCCAAAGGAACTTTTACAACACTGACAACATCATCATTAGAATCACTTTTTTTAATAGTGATATCATTGAAAAGTGTACCAAAAGATATAATGGTCCTCCTCAAAATTTCGTTGTAAAAATATTCAAACATAGTTTAGTCCTACAAATCCTTACACAATTGTGTGTTTTTATTTAGGGAATACCGAATGGATTCTGTTCAGAGAAGTCAAGAATAGAATCTGCCTCTCTTTCGATGTTAATATTATCTGCAAATCCATCATCAACAGGTTGGTCATCAACCACTCTAAGTTCATAGGAAGCGCCAGATGTGGCACCAACAATGTTCTCTCCGATGAGGAAGGTTCCAGTAATAGTTCCAAGTTCGAGATTGTTAGTTGTTGCATTCCAAGTTCTAACTCTTCCTGTTGTACCACTGACGGAACCAGTGACAACTTCGTTGAATGCAAACGTTCCAGAACCACCAGTAGCAGGTGCGGCAATCGTAATTGTAGGAGCAACTGTATACGCTAGACCTGCATTAGTGATATGAATTGCAGAGATGGTTCCAGCAGCACTAACGATCGCAGTTGCAGCAGCAGATACCGTAGATACTCCAGTAAAGGTAATCGCTGGGTTCTCGGTGTATCCTCCACCACCAGAAGTAACTGTAATGATGCCAACAACACCATCACCGATAGTGGTGGTTGCTGCAGCACCAACACCATTAGTTCCACCACCACTAAACGTAACGGAAGGAGCTACAGTGTATCCTGCACCAGAATTAACAACGTTGACTGCTTGTACAGACTGGTCTTTAGGATTAACATTCAAATTACATACATTAATGCCGCCAATCATAGTGGCAACACCAACAGCGGTAGTCCCTCCTGCTGGAGCGGAAGACACGCCAACTGTGGGGATGCTGCTATAACCACCACCTCTGTTGGTGATAGTAAAGAATCTTACACCACCATCGAATATTGCTGCTGTTGCAGTAGCAGTGGAAGCAGCACCGACCAATGTAAGTGTTTGAGTTGCTCCCTGGACAGTATTGATGCCATCATCAGTGAGACCATCATAGTCTTCACCAATCAGATTATTGTCAATATCTTCAATACCCGTTGCAATAACCTCATCTTCAATTCTGAAGAGTTCGCAATACAACTCATAAACATAGAGGTTTTGTAATTGATAATATGGTTTGGCGTATTCTACGTCTTTGATTTCATAGATTCTATCATCAAGGGGGAACCAAATAAGGTCTCCGCCCTTGGGTCTAGTTGACAGTTTAACGTTTGATTGATCCTCAATCAACGGAGTGATATAGTTTTCAAATCTATCTCTAGAGATAATCAGTCTTACTTCATCTTGAGACTGAACACCAAACTTGGATAGAATATTTCCAGCACCAGAATATTCATCATAGTTGTCAACATACGCTTCTAAAGGAAGTGCAGTGTCAAACTTAGATTGAACAACTTCTCTGATGACTGTATTTTCTGTAAGAAACTTTCTAGGCAGATAAAAGATATCTACCCCGTACATTCTCAGTTGTTCATTAATTAAATCTTGGACAAGATTTTGCTCACCAGTAGTACCTTGTGTAAAAAATGGATTGAGCATAATCTTATCCTATCATATCTAAAGGTGGCAGTTCGTATGTACTTGACATCTGCTCCTTAATCTTATCTAATTCCCTTTCTGCATCATCGTAAATTTGTCTTCCATTCAGTTCAATTCCACCGGGAAGTTTAACACCTTGGAACTTAATGAGGTTTTGACCCCACTGTCTCTTAATCAACGCAGTGAGATATCTCTTTAAGAACGAGTCGTTATAAACTCTAGTGAAATCATTTGGATCAATAAGGCGATAACAATCAATAATTAGATAGTCATCAACATTTACAGATCCCCAATCAATATCAAGATAGAGCCTATCTTGTCTCATATTAAATCTAATTTGCTTCTCTGTATTCAATGCAAAGTCCATATCTTCAAGATATCGCTTTGTCATTGCATAGGTTAATATTTCCGTTGAACCGAAGTAGTAAATATCATTCAAGAACATCTGATATTTAACACTGAACATGTTGTTCGTTACAGTGTTAGTTCCATCAAATCTAAAAATCTTGGTGATACCAATAACTTGTGGTGGAACTTGCAAGTAGTTGCTATTCTCTTCAAAGTTAAAGGTAACAGACTGTCCGTCAATTGTAGAAGTTGCACTTGTGGTCACAATACCAGCAGTGCTGTCTCCTCCTCTTGCTCTACCTCTGTCTATATCTGCCTGCGTAATCTTATACTTTAAGAAAGTCTGAATAGTTCCATCATAGTCACGCTCATGGAATAACTGAAGAGCATCATCAACTAAGTCATCTATCTGCTCATCGGCAACATTAATCTCCAGCACTGGTGCGCCCAGTTGCCTTTTGCAATAATTAATTAAATCCGTTCTACTTGCTGGTTGCGCCATTTATTCCACAAGTTTCCTAAGTGTATTTAGGGTGCTGATGATACTGGGTTGTAAACGTATATGTTGCCGTTAGCAAGGGTGTAGAAGGTTCCTCCTGCTGCTACGATAACATCATATACATATCTACCTTCATTCAAAGATCTAGTCGATGTAGACCCAAGAGAAAGTTTCATTTTGCCATCATAAGCACTTGTAAATCCAACAGTAAAAGATGTTGTAATTCCTAGTGTTGCCCCAACAGCAACACTCTTCGACATTGCTGCAGATCCAGTATATCCAGTCAAATCAAATGCAGCGTTCGATGTCGTGTAAACGTTTAGATTTGCATTGAAATCAGAACCACCCTGAATAGTCAGGTTT